CAACAGGCAGCCACACTCAATCTACAATTTGGCCCCGCTAGGTTAACCCAAAAATAATTTCTTGGCATTGCAATTCTGCAACTCGGAGCGCATTCCAGTGGAGATAACAGAATTGTAGGGCAGTAGAGAGAGAGTGAGGGGGATGGAGGGATATTGGGGGAAATCGGCGGGCAAGTTGCAATCAATTCAGGTGTTTGCGGGCGGCGGGCGCGGGATGAGAGCGGCGCGGCGGCGGGATGGCCATAACAACTTTATGGGGCAGTAGAACGGAAAAACAGGCCCGATTTCGCTTGTAAGTTGTTGATAACCAGTTCGCGCGACACAAATCCTAGCGCAAGGCCAGAAAACAGGTGGCGGAACGCTCCTAAACCACTGAAAGTTCGAAAGATATTCCTAGCGCAATACCCTTTGCGGACCCAAAAGTGAGGAAAATCCAAGCGCAATGGACCCGGCCATTCCAGGGCCAAAAATCCACAACCCGAAGTATTTACCAATCGATCAACCGAGAGAACTAAGAATGGCGGCTTTGGCATGGCTATTCTCCTATCCTTATATAGCAGGCTCGGCGAGCGTTTTGCTGATGAGGGTGAGGACCGAATCTACGTCCACCCAGATGCGTCCGCCGCGGCTCACGCGGTGGGCTTTGAGGTCGCCGCTTTCGATCAGCCGGCGGACTGACTGACGGGAGTATCCGTGGCCCAAAGACGAAGCCAGAATTTGCGCCGCACGCTGCACGGGAACACAGCGATCATGCTTCAGTGGCAGGTTGATTTGTCCCTTGGTTTCAGGCTTCGATTTCACTTCCCTCGCCTCCCATTTTTACCCGCACTTCGCGGGTGCTTGGGGCCCATGCGCCGCGTGACGTATCGATCCAGCGAGCGCTCTAAAACTCTCCATCGACCATGATCGGTGAGCTGGATTCCTTCGATCTCTCCGCACTCAATTAAGCGGTATACCGTCTGCCTTGAGCAGCCGAGAGCTTCGACCACTTCCGGCAGCGGGAGATAGTCGCTCGCGCGATATCTCACTGACCCACGTCTTTCGCACAAACGCCCGCGCACCCGCCTCTGCAGGCCTTGCAGTGGGCGCGGATGGCGCGCTCGATACGGCGGTTCATATCGTCCTTTGCGCGCGCTCGTTTTGAGGCCATGCGCTCGGCGCGATCGGCTTTGCCACAGGTCTCGGCCGAGCAAAAATAGCGGTCATAAACCGGCTCGCCCTTCTCGTTCACAAGTTCCTTCGTGCAGTGTCCGCAGTGTCGCATTCGTGCAGGTCCCCTTACTTCACTTCCATGTCTGGATCGATGTGCATCGACTTTAGAAAACGGCGGTCGCGGATGGTGAGGCTCGACATGAAGCGGCACTCCGCAGGAGCGGTCTTCGCCGCCGGTGACGCGGGCCGGATGAGCCAGATGTGAATAGCTTCGACGCCGTGGCTCTGTATCGCGCGGAGCATCCGTGTGGCCTTGGGATCGTGTTCGACCATCTCAGCGATCCGCTGTGTCAGAGCCTTCTCCAGCCAGTTCGCATTGTTTACGCTGTCCATAATCCCCTCGCTTTCAACATCTGTTTGAGCGCCCACCAGACGCGGTTGGTGTCATGCAGCGTGCGCAGAGTAATGTCGGTAGGCGCGACGCGCGTCTTACCCATCTTGCGGGCCAGCGGTGAGCGCACGGAGCGCAGCCAGGCTTCGTATTGAGCCGTGGACCATTGCAGGCGCGTGAGCGCGTTCTGGATGCGGTCCCAGTCCTCTTGTGTGGGCATCGTGCGCATGTTGGCTGTGTTATCGCGGCGGCCTTCCGTGCCTGCTGCCTGTGAGTTGGTGCGCGGACGCCGGCGACGTGGCGATGGTGCGATTCCAAGGCCGCCCTGCAGCGTGTCAATAAGTTTGTGTGCGTCGTCTTTCGATAAGTCCGAGAAGCTTGTTATTGAGCGGCCGAGCTTCTCGGAGGCCCACGCGATCCGCGCCTCGCGTGAGGGGCCAGCGTCGAAGGAACGCGCGGCGAACTGCGAATATAAGACCTGGACGCGCTTGAGTTGGAGCTTGGTGATTTTGCTCATGTGCGGGCCTTCCTCTCCGCAACCCGCGCATTCACTTCCGCCAGACGCTGGTACTTCTTTGACATTGGCGTGCGTCCCTGCTGGCGGCCCATCTCGCCGTTGGGGTCGTTGATGAGGTCCATCTCGTCGAAGATTTCGTAGACTCGTTCGGAGTTTCTTGCATACTGTCGATCGGTGCAGGATATGGCCTTGTTTTTCTCCAGCAAACGCGCCAACTCGCGATCGAGCTTCCGATATTTCAAGGCGCGTTCGTGAACCTCGGCGTCTTCAATGAACCGCTCCGCTGGGAAATACGCGCCGAGCGCAGCTTCGAGGATGGCCTCGGCCGAGAGCGCGCTGAGACGGCGGAGCAATGCCTTCCGACCGCCGAGAGCCTTTGCACGCGATTCGCGCACAGTCATCACCTCATCAATCAATTCCTGGTCAGTCATGCCTTCGCCCTCCGCATCTCGATCGCGAGCTTCTGATGTTCGGTCAACAGGCTTTTGGCGGGCATCACGCCGCGCTGGATCATCGCCAGGGCAACCTTCGCGAGCTTGTTTTTGTATGGCTGTTCGAGCTTGTCTCCGCCCTCGTAGTCGGAACCGATTGCCTCGTTGATTTCATAGGCCATCGTGCCCGAGAGCCTGCGTCCTGCAATAGCGTCTTCAAAATGTTTCAGTGTTACGGATTCGTCAGTCATGTATCCAGTCCTCTCTTGCCATCGTTTCGAAGCGCGTGGAACCCTTGATAAACGCGAGTTGAATCGTGTCCGTGGGGCCGTTGCGCTGCTTGGCGACGATGAGCTTGGCTTTGCCTTCCAACTCGGGATTCGCGCGGTCGTAGTACTCCGGGCGATAGAGGAACATCACGATGTCGGCGTCCTGCTCGATGGAGCCGGACTCGCGCAGATCGCTGAGCTTGGGCTCGGTGTCTTTGCCTCGCTGCTCGGGAGCGCGGCTCAGCTGCGAGAGCGCCACGACCGGCACGCGCAGCTCCTTGGCGATGGCCTTCAACCCACGCGAGATGGCGGAGACTTCCTGCGTGCGGTTTTCGTAGCGGCGTCCACCAGGCGCGGAGGCGGACATCAGTTGCAGGTAATCGACGACGATCAGGTCGAGTCCTGCGTTGGACATTGCCTGGCGGCGAGCCTTGGCGCGGAGTTCGGTGAGCGAAATCCCGGCCGTGTCATCTATAAGGATGGGCGCGGTGGTAAGCGTATCGAGCGCCTTCGCCAGCTTTCCAAGGTCCTCGCGGCCGAGAAAGCCGGTGCGCATCTTGTGGGCGTCCACGCGCGCCTGCGAACACAACATGCGATTGAGAAGCGCTTCCTTGGCCATCTCCAGCGAGAACACGGCAACGGACTTGCCTCCATGAATGGCGGCGTTTTCGGCGATGTTGATGGCAAAGGCCGTCTTGCCCATCGAGGGGCGCGCGGCGATGATGATGAGGTCCGAGCGCTGGAGGCCGCTGGTGAGATCGTCGAGATCCGCGTAATAGGTTTCGAGGCCAGTGATGCGGCCGCCGCGCTGAAAGAGCTTGTCGAGATCCCCGCCGAAGGATTCCTGCGCGATGGTCTTGATGTCGGTAAGCTGCTGCCCGCTGCGCTCGTCGCTGATATTGAAGAGGCTGGACTCGGCGGCATCGACGACTTCGGCGGCGGTGCTGGTTTGCTCGAGCGCCTGCGCGATGGTGCCGTTGGCGGCGTGAATCAGGTTGCGCAGCATCGCCTTGTCGCGCACGATGCGGACGTAATGCTCGACGGAAGAACGGCGTGGAACGCCATCGGTAAGCGATGCCAGGTACCCGGCTCCTCCGACCTTCTCCAACTCCTTGTGGCGGAGCAACTCCTCGGTGAGGGTGACGATGTCGATGGGGCGGTTGGTCTCGGAGAGATCGGCGATGCGCTGGTAGATGCGGCGATGAGCGTCGAGGAAGAAGTGCTCCGCCTTCAGTGTGGCGAGCGCCTCGTTCTGCAGGTTGTTATCGAGCAGGATCGCGCCCAGGATGGAGCGCTCCGCCTCTGGCGAGGCGGGCAGACCGCGATCGAGCGAGTAATCGGTACTCACAGAAATAGCGCTCCTTGCTTCGCCTCATGCTTGTGGCGCGGGCAGTAGTCGATGTCTTTGCCGCCATTCGTCGTGCAGTGATCGCAGATCGAGGCGTCGCAGGTCTTACCGTTTTCCAGCTTGTGATCGCAGAGCTTCGTCGCCGGACGTTCGTGGCAGAACTCGCACCACTGCGGCTTCTTGTTGCGGCTGCAGCAGATCGCAAAGGAGTTGCCGAACTTGACGTATTCGCAGGCCATCAGCGTTCCTCCTCCTTACAGCCCTGGATGATCTCAAACAACCGCTCAATCTGGACCGGGTCGGTGATGAGGTTGACGAGGCCGTGCCGGTGACAGACGTAGAAGGCTTCGGTACGCGAGAGGAAGACGATGTCCGCTTCGCACTCTCCACGCTGATCGCAGTCGCGGCGGATCCGCGCGGCGCGCCAGCAGCGCAGCCAGTAAGGGGCGCGGAAGCGTGGCGGACGGAAGCCGATCAAACGCAGCACGGCGCAGAGGTACCAGAGCCCCGCCGCGACCGCGCAGAGAATGATGAACCATGCGCCGCCGTCCATTACTGTTCCTCCGCGCCGCAGTGAAGCAGGCGCTCGCGTGGCGGGTATGAAGCCTTCTTTCCGTCTTTCTGGTCACGGAAGTAGCGCTCGATAATTTCCCTAACAGACTCGGCCTGCCCGCAGACGAACACGCGGACATCGTTGAAATCGAAATGCACGGGGTGGAAGTCCGTGGAAGCGTCGATCGCCCTGGAGACCACATCGGACAGGGCGTTCGCGCCCCAGGTCTCCAATAAGGAAGATGAAAGGAACCTGCAGAGTTTCAGATGCGGGGCGGTCATCAGGACAGTGCAACCTGGACAGCGCTCTTCCGGCGTTGACCCTGCCTCCTCCGGCGCTTCGTCTCGCCGCACCGTCGCGAGGAGCGAATACCCCGTGATGTCAATCCATGGGTTCTCGCCAAGCGCGTCTTTCGCGGTTGCGATGCGCATCTGCTTGTCAAAGATCCTCACCAGCGTGAGAGCGTCGTTGTACTGCTCTGGGCGCATCCCACCTGGATAAAGCAAACGGAGAAAATCTCCTGACTTCGCAAACGAATCGCCATAGGCTTCGTTCTTTTTCTCCACGAGTTCGCCGATTTCGCGTGCGGTGGCGATGAAGCGCCCAGCAGGCTTCGGCGTATCGTGCACCACGACGCCACCGGCGTGGAAGGGCATGAAGATCGGGAAACTGCAACCGTTTGTTTCGAGGTGATGCTCGGCCTTAGTCTTTTTGCACTTCAGGCATACCTCGACGGTGATGTCATCATTGAGTGCGTTCATCAGTGTTTCCCCTTGCACTGCGGGCAATAGTCGTGAAGTCCGTTGTGGGTCTTGCGGCGGACCCAGCCGCGCATGTTGGCAGCGAGTCGCACTTCGGCGTGGGTGAAGATCGCGCCGTCGTGGAGATCCTCGAAGCGCTCGCGGCAGTCGTCGCAACGTAGTTCGAACAATGGAACGATCATCAGTTCATCCTCCCGGCAGGCGGCGTGGCCTTCATCCGCGCGTGCCAGACTTCAACGTCTGTGAGAAACGATTCGAACGAGGCGGAGAAGCCGGTCGCGTCCTTGGCCGCCCATGCCTTCTGCGCTTTCTCGATGAACCGGATGGTGATGTCGTGCAGCGCGATCGAGCGCTGGCCTTGGAGCAGCAAGGGGATGAGCGTGTCGGCGGTGACGTGGATGATGCCGTTGCGGTCGGTCATCGCCTTGAGCGCGGCTATGAACTGGAATTCGTTGTCGGTCTCGATGACGGGGATCGGATGGCCGGCCGTGCTGTCGTATTTGTGGCTCACGCGATTCCTCCATCGAACTTGTACTCCACGTTTGCGATGTAGATGTTCACACGCATGCGTCCCTTGGTGAGGCGCTTCACGGCCACATCCACACGCTGGCCGGGCAGAATCTTTTCGAAGCGCGTGCGGATGCAGGGCGCGCCCAATAGATGGCGCTGCATTCGTCCTTTTACTTCGCGCTGGCAGTGTTCGCAGATCATGCGGCCACCTCGATGAAGTCATCGCCGGTTGGCTGCGGGATTTCCCTCGGCCAGTCAAAGAGAAACTGGTACCTGCGCTTCGCCCAGATACGCGATGCCGACGAACGCATGTTCATCTTCAACATCGAGATCACGGCGGACGGTCGCGACGTGGTAGATGGCGCAACACCGGACCAAATGGTGCTCACGCAATGACCGGAAATGCCGCCAGGCGTCCCAGAACCGGAGAGGCGCGAAAGGTCCGCCAGCCCCTCGGCATCGACCGGCTGCCGCTGGCCATGCAGGACCACATTCGCGCGGCGCGGATCGCGGGGCGCACCTGGATGGAGATCGAGGAGGATTCGCCCTCCTGGAAGGAATGGAACGACGGCGTTGCGACCGAGGTCTACGCGCTCTTTCCCGGCCGCCGTTTGCCGCACTCGAATCTGCATCGCTGGTACGACCTCCGGGTCTCGCAGGTGATGAAAGAGCAGGAGCAGCGCTCGATCGCCGCACACGCAGCCGCGGATAAAGTCGCCGGGCGCGGCTTCTCAAACCTGACCGAGTCCGTGAAACACGCCATGGGTGAGACGGTCTTCGAGCTGATGAATAACGAACACAACCCGATGGTGATCGCCGAAGCGCTGGCTGACATCGGGCTGCTGCTGGCGCGCTTCGACCGCAACGAACTGGCGCGGACGCGAGTGGAGCAGGAGCAACAGAAGATCGAGCTGCTCGGCAAAAAGCTGGAACTGATGAAGGGCAGCGTTAAGGGCCTGAAAGACGCCATCGAGAAGAAGGAAGTCACGCCCGAACAGTTGCAACAGAAGCTTGACCAGATTTACGGGATTGCCGAATGAATGCGAAAAGCAAAAAGCTACGGAAATTCCCGACCTATACGGCCATGCGAATCTTTTCGCTGCGCGTGATGCTTGGCATGTCGCAGGGCGAGTTTGCCGAAAAGCTCGGCGTAACGCGGATCGCCGCCCTTCGATGGGAGAACGGTGAAAAGCCACCTTCCGACAGAAACCTCATCCGCATGGCAAAGATCGCCCCGAAAGAGCAGAGGTTGTGGTTCTACGAGCAGGCAGGTCTCAGCGGAGATGACCTCGCCGAGGCGATGTCGCTGATGTCTGGCAGGACCGTGGTTTTTGCCCACGGCGGATTCAGGATCATGACGGCCTGTACCAACGGTGCGATGGATGCGGTAGCGCGCGGAGTTTTGGAACAGTTTGACCTTGGGAGAGCAAATTGACCGAATCGCCACAGACCGGGGCAAAGATTCAGCTGTATCCATACCAGAAGGTGTGGATCACGGATGAGTCGCGCTTCAAGCTGATGGTGAAAGGGCGCCAGACTGGCCTCAGCTTCGGCACCTCGTTCCGCCACGTTCGCAAGCGCGTCCGGACGCGCGGCACAACCGTTTGGATCTCGGCTTCGCAGCGTCAGTCGAAGGAAGCCATCGAGTACGTTCAGACGCACGCCCGCGCGGTCAAACAGATTTTCGAGTACGAACAGATCGACTTCCCCGGCACCGACGACAAAGCCGAGATGGTGACCTTCCGCCACAACGGCTCGCGCATTGTTGGACTGCCGGCCAATCCGGACACCATGCGCGGCTTCAGTGGCGATGTTGTCCTGGACGAATTTGCCTTCCATCGCGACCCGCACAAGATCTGGAAGGGCGCAATGGCTATTGCCTCGCGCGGCTTTGGCGTTGAAGTGGTTTCCACCCCCAACGGTCAGCAGGGGAAGTACTGGGATGTCTGCCGTGAAGTCGGCGTCCCGGCATTCGGCGGCTCGGAGCGCACCAGGTGGACGCATGGCGTGTGGAGCATCCACTGGCTGGATATCTATCGCGCGACCCAAGAGGGTTGCCCGATTGACATCGCCGCAATGCACGAGGCTGCAGGCGATGAAGACACCTGGATGCAGGAGTACTGCTGCATCTTTCTGGCAGATGCCGAGAACTTCATTCCCATGGAACTGATCGTGGCGGCCGAGAGTGAAATGGCGACGCTCGATATTCCTGCGGACTTTGCGCCCATCGGAGATTTGTTCCTCGGGATTGATATTGGCCGCAAGAAAGACCGCACGGTGATGTGGCTGGTTGAGAAGCTCGCCGACGTGCTGATCACACGCGCGGTCATTGTCCTGGAACGAACTCCATTCCGCGTCCAGTTCGAGATGGCGTGCAGCCTGATGGATCACGGCGTTCGCCGTGGATGCGTGGACTCCACGGGTATCGGCGCGCAGATCGGCGAAGACCTGGTCGTAAAGTATGGCGGTCGCGTGGAAGCCGTCGAGTTCAATATCGCGAACAAAGAGGCGATGGCCACAGGCTTTAAGACACGTTTTGAAAACCGTACAGTGCGAATCCCAGCCGCGAATTTTATCCGCCGCGCCTGCAATGCAGTGAAGCGCTACACGTCGCCAACCGGACACTTCCGCTTCGACGCCGTGCGCACCGAGGCTGGCCACGCCGATGAATTCTGGGCTGGGGCGCTGGCGGCAGCGGCGGCGGCGGACTCGGCTCCGGCCGCGATAGTACACGGCGACACGACGGAAGTTCACGGGCGCGAGCGCGGCGTGATGAGCCAGGCGATAAATGAGATGAGCGGCGGCGAATCCGCTGGCGACGAAGCACCGGAGTGGGGAGCACGCGCACAGCGCGACAGGAGATCGGTATGGACTTCAAGGGGCTAAAGAACCTGCTCGGGCACAAGGGCAAAGACAGCGCGATCTACAACGCGTTTCATCGTGCCGACATGACCCTGCTCGATCTCAGCGAGGCGCGTCAGGCAGTCGAGAGCAAGCCCGCGGGTGTGAAAGAAAGCGTTGGCCCGATGCTGTTCACGTTGAGCGCGGGCGACAGCGAAGACGTTCACTTCCAGCGCATCACCTCGCCGAACTCGATGCGCGACCTGAATCCGTTCATGCAGCAGCGGATGCAGCAAGTGTGCTACTACCTCTCGGTCACCAATCCTTTCGCCAAGCAGATTTTGCGAATGCTCACGGCGTTCGTGGTAGGCGAAGGCTTTTCGGTGCAGTGCGAGGATCCGCAGACGCAGGCCGTGGTGGACCGCTTCTGGGACGATCCGATCAACAACCTGGAAGAGAATCTCTCGCAGTGGATGCACGAAAAGCTTGTCTTCGGCGAACTGACGCTGCCGGTTGCGGTGAATCCGGTGGACGGCTTTGTGCGGCTGGGCTATATCGACGCCGCCGACGTGGCCTCGATCCGCTACGGACTGCTGCAGACCGGCAATGGGCAATCGGAGATCTCGATCCCCACGGCGGTCAAGCTCCGGGCACGTACCGGAGAGCCCGAGGGACGCGAGCTGGCCATCATCCGCCGCGACGAGGACTTCTACTCGGCGAGCTACGGCAAGATGATCGGCGAGGTTTTCTACTTCTCGATTAATAAGGCCAAGATGGGCAGCCGCGGCATCAGCGAACTGTTCGCGCTGGCTGACTGGGTGGACGTGCTCGACCAGATGGTCTTCGACTTCGCCGATCGCGTCAGGTTCCTGCAGCAGTTCATCTGGGACGTGACGGTGCAGGGAGCGACCGAGCCTGAGCTGCGCAAGTTTAACGACGAGTTCACTAAGAATCCTCCACGGCAGGGCGGGGTCAAGGTTCATAACGAAAAGATGACGGTGGCGGCGGTGACGCCGGATCTGAAGGGCGCAGACACCAGCGAATCTGTGAGGGTTGTAAAGCACTACGGATGCGGCGGCGCCGGTTTACCTCCGCACTGGATGGGCGACCCGAACGACGCCAACCGCGCCGTGGCCGCCGAGATGGACGGCCCCACGGGAAAGGTTCTCACCGAGCACCAAAACCAACTAGTGCGCGATACCACGGACATTCTGAAGTTCGTCATCGCCCAGGCAAAGCTGCACGGATCGCTGGCCGAGGGTGCGAATGAAAAGTTCACGCTGACCACGCCCGACCTGCTGATGAAGGACTTCGCTAAAGGCGCAACCATTCTGCAGGGCGCGACGAGCTCGCTGGCAGTAGCCGAGGATCGCGGCTGGATCCGCGGAGTGACGGCGGCGCGGGCCTTTGTGAATGTGCTGACGCAAATCGGCACCGACGTGGACGATCCCCAGGTCGAGTACGAAGAGGCACAGAAGGAACTCCAGGACAAAAAGGCCCAGGACATCAACACGCTCAATGCGCAGTCGAAGCTGGCGGCGGCGCTGGCCCAGAAACCGCAAGAGGAAACTGTGACCGCGCAGCCGATAGCGCAAGCGGGTCCGGTTGTCAACTGAAAAGTTTTGGAAGTATCGGAAAAGGCACGACTTGCAAGAGACCGGAAATTGCGCAGAAAAGGCCCTAGGGCAAAAGTCGGGTACGAGGGGCCGTAAAAATCGCAGCGAGGGCAGGAAGGTGCTGTGTGAGGCCTCACCGAGCTATCTGGTTCGAGGGTGAGACCCGCATGAAGCGGAATTTTGATTTAGGAGGGGAACGAAATGCCGAATGAAGAACAAATTTCGCCTGCGACGGCTGCAGCTTGGGTCATTCCGGAATACGAGTGTCACAAGAAAGTGCGCGCGGCAAAGATAGCGATGGTCAATGGAACTGACTTAACGCTCCTTCTCCCAGGTCTCACGGTTTCAACGATGCACTGCGAAGTATCGAGAGACTTCATCGTCAAGCACCAACCACGCGTGGGCGGCTACTTCGTGATCTACGAAGACGGCTACACATCATTCTCACCTGCGGAAGCATTCGAAGGCGGATACACGCTGGTCGCGCGGTAAGGGACTGAGATGAGCATTCAATCCGAATTCGCGGCGAAGGTGGCTGAGCTGATTGCCCAGACGAAGGATCTGGCGCCGGCTGCCCGCTCGCGCGTTCTGGAGATGCTCGATGCGACGCGGCGCGAGATCCTCGGACGCCTGGCGGACGTCGATCCCGCAAGTTTCTCGGCGGCTCAGCTCACGGAGTTGAAGCGCTCGATTGACCAGGCGATGGATAAGTTCCGCTCCGACGCAACAACGTTTCTGGAGTCTGCCGAGTCGCACGCAGCGCGTATGGGCGCCGAGGGAGTGACCCAGCCGTTGATCGCGATTGGGATGGAAGCGATCGCCATGGGGCATGTGAATCCGACAACACTGTCGATTGCCCAGGGTTACACGGCCGATCTCATCACCAACCTTTCGCGCCAGGCGGCACATGACATTAATTCGGCGCTGCAGCGGGCCTTCCTGGGCGGACAGAGCTGGGACCAGATCGTGCAGCAGATCGGGCGCGGCCTGGGAGCGACCGGACGGGTGAGCATCTTCGACAAGATCGGCGAGCGCGCGGCTGGAATCGCAACCAACGAGATTCTTCGCATTCATGGGATCAGCGGACAGGCTCGCATGGAGGAACTTGTCGAGCGTCATCCTGCTCTGAAAAAGATATGGAAGCACATTCCGGTAGCCCGTTTCCCGCGCCTGACACACCTCATTGCGGACGGGCAGATCAAGGGCGTGAACGAACCTTTTGAAATTCCGGTTCTGCCAGGCGCGGCCCCGGAGGAGTTGATGTATCCGCGCGATCCGAACGGGTCTGCAGAGAACACGATCTTTTGCCACTGCCTGAGCCTTCCACATTTCGATGCGGACGTGCTCAAGCCGTCGGCGGAACACAAGGCGTTGTTGGACAAACTGGGAATCGCGATCAAGGTCGCGTAGAGAGAGGAAGCAAATCATGGCAGCAGAAGAAATCAACATTCCGGAAGCTCCTCAATGCTTACCGAAAAAAGAACGCGCCGAGTGGGCGGAGCTTTATGCGAAGGCATTCCGCCAGGCGCAGCGCAATTTTCCTGAAGACGAAGCAGCCCAGCGGCAAGCCGCGTTGCGCGAAGCAAACCGAATGCTGCAGGTTCCAGAGCCGAAGTCTCACGAGGAAGCGCTGGCGCTGCCGGCTCACCAGGTGTTGCTCTCCGAGGTAGTGGATGGCGAGCTGCGCATCGTGACCACGGACGCCAAGCGCTACAAGTTCCCCGTTCCGGACCCGGATAAGAAGAAAAAGTAGCACGCGCGAAAGGTGACAATGATGAAGCAGCAGAAGACATACAGGCTGATCCACCCGCAGGAACGCTACGGCATCCCGGTTCCGTTGGTCATGCTTGCCCAGGAGGCTGGCGTGGTTTCCGGAGACGCGGATGAGTCCATCGAGGACCGGATGGCGGAACTTGCCCGCGCCCTGGACGCCAAGTTCGGCGTGGACGATCACGGCTGGTCGAAGTACTCCATCGTCGAAACCTTTCCCACGTATGTCATCGCGCGGAGCCAGGACGGCGAGCTGTATCAGATCACATTCAGCGTTGACGAAGGAACTGAATCGTTCGTCTTCGGAGATCCGGTCCAGGTAGAGACCGCATACGTTCCGGTGCGCGAGGCGGCGTGCTTCGTGAATGAGTCGGCAGACGGCGCGGACCCGTTCAAGTACAACGTGGTCGCGATGAAGGCCGGGTGGGGAAAGGGCACGCTCAACGGCTCTCCGACTCCTCACTACTACACCCAGGAGACGGTTGCCGAACTTGCGCAGTCGCTTAACGGCGCGAAGTTCGGGCGTAAGCATCCTGCGGAGGGCACCGGCTCGAACGAGCCAGAGCGCATCGCAGGTTGGTTTACGAACGGCACGCTCCAGGCGAACGAGGCGACCGCCGAGCTGAATCTGCTGGCGAACGAAAGCGACCTTGCAGGGCGGCTGAATGCCGCGCGCAAGGCGGGCAAGCTCGGAGATCTCTTCGGGCTGTCGATCAACGGATACGTGGCCTTCAGCAAGGGTAAAGCGGAAGGGCGCGACGCCATGGTCTCGGGCAAGCTGGTCAAGCTCGCAAGCGTGGACCTGGTTGCAGAGGCGGGAGCGGGAGGACGCTTCCTGGTGGCCGCTTCGCGGGCGACCTTGAGCGAGATCTCGGAACTTCAAACCAAAGCTGTACGAACTCACGGCCGCGCCGAGGCGGGCCGCGAAAGCAATGAGGGAGAGGCAATGAAGAAGCGCATTTTGCAGGTGCTGGAAGCTCTGCGGGCGAAGGATGCCAACCGCGCCGGCACACTCACCACGGAGTTGGAGGGCCTGGCGGAAGCCGCGCTTCCCGATTTCCTGGTGAAGGTGACCGAAGCGGCAATGTCCGCAGCAAACGACAACAACAACGCGGCCAACACGGCGCTGGTGAAGGAAGCCAAGGACGCGCTGGCTGAAGCGCGCAAGCTGCAGGCGCAGAACCTGATCGACCAGAAGGTGACGGCGTCCAAGCTGCCAACCTCGGCGGTCACGCTGGTGAAGGAACACCTGGCGTTTCGTTTGGAGTCCGATCCGGCCGCAATCACCGGCGAGCTGGTGGACGCGGAGATCAAGCGCACGCGGGAAGCCTTCGCGGCTTTCTCCAACGTGGGCCGGGTTACCGGCGGCATCGAAGTCGGCGACAGCGGCGCTGATGCCTTGCAGAAGGCGATGGACGCAACGTTCGGCGTGAAAGAGGCAATTGCTGGCGGAGCCAAGCCCTTCAAGTTCCGCGGCGCGCCTTCGCTGACTGCCGGGTATGTGGCGATCAGCGGCGACTCCGAATTGCGCTTTAACAACGGCATCTACGGAGTCCGCGAAGACGCCGCGGCGGTAGCCACTGCCGACTTCCCCAATATCCTGCTCAACTCGATGACCAAGCGTTTGGTTCAGGACTACGCCGAAGTCGGAATGGGCGGAGTCGATAAGCTCTACACCACGGGCACGCTCTCCGATTACAAAACCCAATACCGGGTCCGCATGGGGTATCTCGGCGATCTTCCGACCGTGGCCGAAGAGGGCGCGTACGGCGAAGTCACCCACATGACCGACGACCAGGTTCCATACACGCCCCAGAAGCGTGGGTACCTGCTCTCGGTGACCGAGGAGACGATCCGCAATGACGATCTCGGCAAAGTGGCGCAGTTCCCTGGACGCATGGCCCGCGCCGCGCGCCGGACTCTGAAGCAGTTCGTAACGAACTTCTTCCTGAATAACCCGAACTACAACCCAGACGGCGTGACCTGGTTCAACGCAGGCCACAACAACCTGCTTGCGCAGCCGCTCTCGATCGCTGCGCTGACCGCTGCACGCACCGCGCTGAAGATGCAGACGGAAAAGGACTCGCTGAAGCCCTTGAGCCTGCCGCTGCAGTGGCTGATGTTCAACCCTGCGCAGTGGGGCAACGCCATCGCGCTGAACCAGACGGACAAGTGGCCTACCGGCCCTGGCACGTTCACGGTGAACCCCTTCTTCCACGCCTTTGGCGCGAACAACGAAGGGTTGATCGAGAACGAGCTGCTGACCTACGCCAACGACTGGTTCTACGGCTGCTATCCCGCCGACGTTCCGGTGATCGAGGTTGGCTTCCTCGGCGGATATGAGACGCCGCAGATCTACGTCAACAACAATCCGTCCAACGGTTCCGTGCCCTTCACCAAGGATGAAATTCAATACAAGGTGAAGCAGGTCTGGGGCGGCGCCGTGCTCGACTTCCGTGGCGTCGGTTACAGCCTTAATCACTAATTTCCTTGTGCCGGCGGCCGGTGATGAACCGACTGCCGGCGCATGACGAAGCTCGAACGGAAAAGAGGACAGAGAAATGAAAAGCGCTTTCGGATTTAGATGGAGATCGACCGTCGGCTTCTTCCTTGTGCTGGCGATGTTTCTGTTGGCCCTCCCTGCGTTGGCGCAGGTTGGCTACATCGACGCCACCAGCGGCTTCCTGAAGGAACAGACTTTCCACGCCAGCGCGGCTGAGACCACGAACGGATCGTCCGCAATCATCGACGCAGGAGCCTACCAGGGCGGTGTCCTTACGTTGGCGGTAACCGTGGTTTCAGGCACCAATCCCACGCTTGATGTGGCATTCCAGACGTGCAGCGCAAATCTCGCCGCCAGCTGTGTAACCCTCCAGTCGGCGACGCAGGTCACGGCCGCCGGTACGCAATTGATTCAGGTCAACGGCTTCGGCCGCTATATAAGGATGACCTGGACAATCGGCGGAACCGCAACCCCAACCTTTACCTTCTCGATTTACGGCGCATTCAAGCCGGACTACTTCCAGGCACAGACCGGGCCTGGCGACCCCTGTGAGAATCCCGCCTTTCCTAAGCAGTCAGTGCCGATCGCGGTTTCCTCGGCGACAACTGCAGTGCTGGTGCCCTCTTTCACAGGCAAGGCAACGTATGTTTGCGGCATCACTGCGTTGTTCACCTCCGGGACTTCACCAACCATGCTCCTCAAGTACGGCACTCAGACCTCGACTGCCTGCGATACGGGAGCCGTCAACCTCACCGGCGTGATGAATATTACGGCGACGGCAGGTCAGGGACTGGTGATCGGAACTGGGACCTCGCTGCTTACCGCGCCGGCCAGCAACCAGCTCTGTATCACCTCGGCTGGAACGACGCCCAACTACCAGGGCTTTCTGACCTACGTTCAGCAGTAAAGGATAAGCGTCATGTTGCTCACGGATCTCACAACTCGGGTCGCCTCGGTCATCCAGGACACGGCTAACAAGCTGAGTGCTGGTGACCGCCAGGCGGCGGTGCAGCGCGCGATCGTGCAGCGCTACAGCAAGGATCATCCGCTGCTCCAGGTCACCGACATCCCAGGCGACGGCAACACCGGCGACCTTCCGCTGCCGGAAGGCTGGGAAGACGGGTTCGCGGGCACCAAAAATTAAGGTTGTCGATTTTCGGCACTTCGGCGTGCGAGGTGCTCTCTGCCACCACGCGGAGATCACCATCCAGGTCATGACGCAAACCACAAGCCCGCAACCAGCGGCTTAAAAGGAGAATTTAATGCTTACCCCAATGGGATCGGGAGTTCTGTTCGGAGTGCCGGTGGGCGGTGTCACGGTCGCGAATCCAACGCCGTGGCGCTATGCAATTCTGCAGGACGCGCAGCTGGATTTGAAAGCAAAGCTCGTCAAGCTGCGCGGCCGCAAACAGCACGCGGTGAAAGAACGCCGCGCCGAGATCGACATCAGCGTGAAGAGCAAGGTCGCATCGCTCGACCCGAACATGATCAACCAGCTTATTCTAGGCTGCCCGCAGGCTGCCGGCATGACGATCATTAATGAGGACGAAGCGGGAGTGGTTGGCGGAGGCATTCCCGCGGCGCGGCAGAACACCCATCAATATAACGTGGGCGACATTTACTCACTCGCCGGATTTATCTACAAGTGCGTGACGGCGGGAATCTCTGCAGGCGCTCCGCCAGCTTTGTCAGTGGTGATCGGCTCGGAGAATGAAGATGGCGCGGCCATCATGCAGTGCATCGCCGCGACCGGAAACACGATCACGGTGGCGAACGCCGGGACTTTTGTCATGGACTACGGCGTGAAGTATTCGAACGGCAGCGCGCCGCTGATCAACTCGGGACTTGTCGCTCCGGTGCAAGGTCAGTACCAGGTCAGCAGCGGGATCTACACCTTCTCCGCCGCGGATATCGCCGCTGGCGTGAAGATCAGCTACACCTCGACCGTCGTTCGCGGCACCACGATCACGCTCAATAACCAGGTAGAAGGCAGCGCGCCGGAGTTCAAGGCGCTGCTCTATGACATCGATGAGCTCGGCAAGTACTTCGCGATTGAGCTGAACGACTGCATCGTCTCCGACTTTTCAATTCCGACGAAGCAGGGCGCGTTCTGGGTTTGCGACATCAGCTTCGACGCCTTCGCTGATTCGAGCGAAGTGGTTGGGCACATCTACGCGGACACGTTCTAACGAGCGCCCGCGGCCGGAGCGGCGTCTGTTGCCGCGTACCCGGCTGCGAAGCTCGGGTTGCAAGGTTCCAAGGTTTCGCAGGTTTCAAGGTTTCAAAAATTCGGTGTGAGAGGAGGTCGCGGAGAAGCCAGAGCAAAAGTAAATATGGGGAGCGGCCCGGAAGCGCGGCTCCCCAGCTCTTCCGCAAAAGAAGATGAAGACCAAAACAATCGTAATCGATGACACAACCTATGTGATCGGCGCCCTGAAGTTTGGCCAGGGCAAGGAATTGTTCACCGGCGAGGTGAAGGACATCAACACGCCGCTGCTGACCTACTCGCTGAACAATGCGGATAACGGAACGCGCACCAGCGCGGAGATCGACAATCTCCCCTACACCGACGCCATGCGACTGCTGCCCGAATGCCTGGACATTAACGGCATGCGCGCGACAAAGCCTGTGGGTCAGGGGGAAGAGCCGGCCGCACCAGTGGCGGCCGGATAGATTGGGGCTACCTGGGGGCGTTCATGGCTACGGCCTTGAAGCAGTTGCCTTCGGCCATCGATCAGATCCCGATGCCGGATGTCTGGGAACTGTTCGAGCATTGGCAGCAATGGCCCCCTGAATTTGTTCTGCTCCGGATCGTGGCGCGATACGAGCCGCAGAAGGTGGCAAAGACGGTGGAAGAAAAGGCTGCCGGACTGGCACAAACCTTCGGAGCTGCGCAGAGAGCGCCGAGCCACATAAAAGACCTGGTCAAGTGGGCCGAAGCGATGAAACAGAAGTTCGGAGTCAATCTTGGGAACGCCTAGCGTAAATATCGCGGTCAGCTCGAACGTCGCCGCCCTGCATTCTGACATGCAGGAAGCGGCGTCGGTTGTACGCAGCGCAACCGACCAGATGTCGCAGGCAGGACGCCAGGCGCAGAACGCCTGGTCGCAACTAGCCTCGGCAACCGTCGAGGCGAACTCCGCACAGAAAGCCGTAAAAGATACGCTGCGGGCCATCGCCACCGGCGAGGTGCCGTTGACCACGCGGGTGGTTAACGACCTCGCAGTGGCGCAGGCTGAGGCTGCGCAGGCGGCCAAAGCCCACGCCGCCGCCCAGCGCGAATTGAAGTCGGCGATGGGCGATAGCACTACGGCGATGGCTAGCGGATACAGCCAGGCAACGCTGTTCTCGAACGTCCTCGGTCTGCGGTTAGGGCGCGGCATGGAGCAGATCATCAGCCGGACTCCTGCCCTGTCGAGCGCAATGAGCGCGATCTTCCCAATGGTCACGGCCGTCGCGTTTCTCCAGCTCGCCGAGCACATCGGCGATGCCATCTCAAAGTGGATTGCCAACACCTACATCTTTACCAAGGCAATGCAGGACGCCTACGACGCCGAGCTTGTCTTCAATAAGAAGATGGCGGACGAGGCTGGGAAACAAAAGCAATACCAACAGGAGATATTTAATCAGACACACTCGATGTCGCAGATCAAGCAGCGCGATCTCGACGACGAAAAGAGCCACCTTGATGCGATAAGGGCGGCGCTCGCGGCGAACAAGACTGCACAGGCCGAGACCGCAAAACGGGGAGCACAGGAAGCCGCAACGCCTGGCGTAATCCAGACGGAAGCCGGCTCGATGGGCGTCCCAGGCGTGGTCTCTGAACAGACGGTTGCGCAGATGGAGAAGCTGCGCACGGAAGCCACTCTACTTAATCAGGAACTGACAACCTCACAGCTCCGCGTGCAGGACTTCGCAAATATGACGAAGGCCGCTGCAGATGCGGAGGCGGAAACTCGTAAGCGTGCGGCGGACGCGGCAGAAGCCGAGCTACAAAAGCGAATCCGCCTGCAGCAGGAGATGAAGCAGGCTGGCCTCGGGGCCATGGTCTCCTCGATGCCCGGCGGCGATGTGACCGCGCAATATAAGCAGACGCTTCCGGAGTTTCTCGCGCTTGTGCAGCGGGCCAAGGAAGGCATAATTAAAGCCGCTGCCGACGAGCAAAAGTCGAAGTACGAGATGCAGGAGAAGTACTGGGCCAACGAAAACAAAAAGATGGAGAAGGCCGCGCGAGACGCGAAAGAGGCGCGCGAGGAAGCGGACCTGAGTCTGAAGGGAAAGCGCGACGAGTCGCTTGGCCAGGTCGATTACAAGGAAACCCAGGTCAAAGGCCAGCAGTCGCTCGGAATGATCGACGATGGGCAAGCTCTCTCAAAGCTTAGAGCCTTGCACGCCGAACAGCTCGCACTTGAGCGCGCATACATTCAGGCCAAGATCGAGATCGATAAGACCGATACGAAGGCATACCTGAAGGACATCGATGAGCAGGCGAAGATCGAGGCCAAGGGACGCAAGCAGGCACTTCAGGATGACATCGCGAACCTGCAGCAGCGGATGCAGGCATATCGGCAATGGATGACACAGGTCAGCCAGTCTATGTTCAGCGGGATCAACAGCTGGATGCAACATCAGAAGACTTTTGGCCAGGCGATGAAGCAGCAATGGAACACCATAGCCATGGACTCGATCCGCGCAATCGAACAGGTTGCGGAGAGGTGGATCCTCACCCACGTACTAATGAAGGCGGCGAGTGCGCTCTTTCACGCATTTGATGTTGGCGGCCATCTCTCGGCTGCGGCGGCAAAGCTGGGTATCGATACCTCTTCGCTGGCCGCGCAAAAAACGGCACAAGGAGCGGCAACTCTCACGACGTCCATGAGCAATATGCTTGCCGCTGCGAGCTATGCTGCAGTGGCTGCAGCTGCGGCACTGGCGGCAACTTCCGCTATCCCGATCATTGGGCCCGCGATGGCGCCGGGTGCAGCAGCGGAAACATACGCGCAAGGCATGGTCTGGGCGGGCATGGCGGCCTTCGATATTGGCGGCGTGGTGCCGAAGACGCAAGTTGCCATGGTTCACGGCGGGGAGCGCGTTCTTACTCCGAGCCAGAACACCAACTTTGAACGGATGGTGGACCAGTCAACCTCAAACTCTGGTGGCGATGTGCATTACCACGACAACCGGAAGGTCTCGGCGCTCGACGGCGTCTCCACCGGGCGCGTGATGAGGAAGAACAGCAAGCAGATGGTGAAGGAACTCTCCCGCGCGATGCGCATGGGCAAACTGGGAGGGATGTAAGTGTCCAACCTCTTCTTTCCGAAACTACGCGGAGTTGGTTGGGGTGCGAGTATCACGCCTCACCACTTCTTCAGCAAGCAAGTGGCACGCAGCGGGCGTTCGGTTCGCGCGTTGCATGCGGGGCAGCCGGTAACGAAGATCTCAATCTCCTACTCCGACGAGGGCTTTCTCGACGAGGTTGCGCCCAAGGCATCGAAGGACGGATCGGCCGTCTATAACGACTTCGAAACCATGTTCGGATTCTTCAACTATCACAATGCCGGCTTCCAGAGCTTTTTGTTCCAGGGCGTGAACGCGCACGAGCAACGGAGATTCACGCGCCACGGTGAGCGCCAGTTCGTGGGCGATGGGGCGACCACAACATTTCAGCTTGTTCGCAATATCGGCATCTGGCCCGAGGCTGTCTACTGGCCGCAGTCGGTTCCCGAGGTGTACGTCGGCGGAGTCAGCGTAGCGGCCGGGTTTGGCAACTTGGCCGCGAATCCGAGCTTCGCGCTCGACCTAAGCGGGTGGATAAATAACGGATTCGTTTGGTGGGGCGGCCCTGGACACAACGGCGTCGCTGGATACTGCTGCTGTCCTTCAGGCAGCGCCTCGCCATGTACTTTGGCGTCAAACGCCGTACCGTGTGCTCCAGGAGATTCGTTCTACGCCGAAGCGTGGGTCTTTGGGCCAGGCTCGGCTGGTTACGGAGCAGTGAGTATCTCTTTCTATGACGTGAATGGCACTGGGCTTTATTTCCCTGCGAGCAACCAAGTCGCAACACCTGGGTGGCAGCTTTGTTCTCTGAATGTTGTAGCGCCAGCCAATGCTGTGTCAGCGCGGGTCGTTCTGGAGGCAGTTGGGTCCGGCGGAAACAATATAAGTTTCGATGACGCGGTCCTCCACCGCACCGGACCCGGAACGTTCTCGGATCTCGGCAACGGTCAATATCAACTCGCTGCCGCGCCGGCGCAAAACGCGCTGGTGACTGCAAATTTCACCTTCGCCTATCGCTGCGTCTTCGACGCGGAAGAGATGGAATTCAAAGAGTGGGCCGAGGGCGACTGGCATGTGGATACTCCGCTCACGACGGTGAAGCGCTAATGAAGACCGCCGATCCCACTCTCATCGCTTACCTGCAGCAGTGTATCGATCTCGGTATGACAGAGATCCCACACTGCGAGCTTTTCACTCTGACTCTGACCTGCGGAGACGTGCTCACCTACACGGACTGGGACGGCGACGTGATTGTTGGTGCCACGCGCTTCATTGGAACCGGCTTGGTGATTCCGCAGCGAGGAAACCTCAAGTCGAAGATCGGCACGGAAGTCGATGAGATGCAGCTCGACTTTCACCTAGGGCAAGACGACAACGGAAACTTCGCCAGCGTGTTGCGCGGCATGACCATGCAGGCGTTGGCGGCCGCGGGATGGCTCGACCAGGCGAGCATACTGGTGCAGCGGTTGTTCTGGCAGCAAGTGGGTTCACTGCTGATTGCGCCGTGGGGCCCGGTGTGGAAGTTCAGCGGCCTGGTGTCGAAGCCTGGCGAAATCAGCCGCATGCTGGTCTCGCTCGATGTACTCGCCTGGACGCAACGCCTGCAGCGCCAGGTGCCGAATACAAGGATGCAGCCGGGATGTCCCTACCAGGTATTCGACCCACGGTGTGGCGTGAACGCTGCCACATACGCAGTGAATTGCGCGGCTGCCGCTGGAAGCACTCCTGTGTTGCTGAAGGCCGCGGCGTTGAACAAGCCGGACGCATGGTTCGATAACGGCTATCTAGTCTTCACCTCGGGAGCCAATCAAGGGCTCGCTGCTTCGATCAAGAGTTACGCGCTGGCAAACGGAATTCAGCTCGATGCGCCCCTGCTCGCGCCGCTTGCGGTGGGCGATACGTTCACCGCGTATCCGGGTTGCGATTACACGGCCGCAACCTGCGCCGCGAAATTTGCCAACGCCAGCAGATATGCAGGATGGGACTTTGTGCCGACGCCGGAGACTGCGTTCTGATGATGAGCCCATCCCAAATCGAAGCGATGCGCCCGCGGGTGGTTGAGATCGCGAAGCAGTGGCTCAATACGCCATACCATCCCGAGGCGCGGATCAAGGGTGCGGGCGCGGACTGCGCCATGATGCCGCTGATGGTCTATAAGGAAGCCGGCATCATCAAGGTCATTCCCGAAGTTCCGCACTATCCGGTGGACTGGGCCGTCCACAATAACACGCCGGTGTACACCGACCTGGTGGAGCGCGTGGTGCGCGACAACGGCCTCTGCGAAGTTGCGCCGCCTCCGGAGCGAGAGCCGTTGCCAGGTGATTTCCTGCTCTTTCATTTTGCTCACGCTTACTCGCACGGCGCGATCGTGACCGCATGGCCGCTCTGTATTCATGCGCACATTCGCTGCGGGATCGTCTACGTGGATGCACTGCAGAATCCTGCGCTCGCACAGAAGATCGCGGACGGCGTTGTGAAGTGCTTCAGCTTCGGCCACGCGCCTGCGGCTGGCAGCGCAGCGTTACCCAGCGCGGGAGGTCTCGATGTTCGGTAGCTCGAACTCAAAGACGGCTCCGAGCGTGAGCACCCTGCGTGCGCAATCGTCGATCTACGGCGTGGTGTTGCCGACGATTCGAGGGACGAATCGCCTGCCGGCCAAGATGATCGACTGGGCGGACTTTGTAGCGATCTCGCATCAGCAGAGCGTGGGTGGAAAAGGCATGGGCGGCGGCAACGTCACCAACTACACCTATCAGGCCGCAGTCGATCTCGCGCTGGCGATGTCTCCAGGTTGCGTGCGAATCGGCATGATCTGGGACGGCCAGGGCGAGTACGGCAACGGGCAGATGGTGGAGCAGATCAATATCCCCGCGGGATATCCGGGCAGCTACACGCCGGTGGGCGTGACCGATGGCAATTACTCTTACGACGTTGGGATCTCGCTGATCACGACTCAAGAGGTGTGGGTGCCCGCGTACGATCCCGCGAGCGGTCTTCCGCAGAGCGGCGGAGCGCCAGGCGTGGGTGACGGGTATTACGAAACCCAGAACGTGTACACCCCGATGCGCAAAGTGGGTGGCTCAAATCCCGGCGCAGGGCAGTATTCGATCACCGGCAGCGGAGACACGCTCGCTTATCTCTTTAACGCCGCCGACGCGGGCAAGCCCGCGAAGATGACGTACGGGCTGACCACGAACATCGCGGCCGAATTTACGTTCTTCAGTGGTGCGCGGCCGCAATCGCCTTGGGCTTACATGCTCGGCCGATATCCGACGCGCGCCGCTGCATACGCCGGTACGTGCCACGCCGCGGCGGAAGTGTTCCAACTCGGCAGCAGCGGCACGCTCAACAATCTCAACTTCGAGTTGTATGGCCCAGGAGCGTTCGGCGGCGGCATCGTGGACGCAGGGATCGATCAGTG